TTATCTGTTGCTTACCACACCATGCTTTTAGTACTTTGGGTATTATGTACAGCTTCTTAACGTCAGTCTCATACCTACCTACTAACTTAATGCGAGGGTCAGACTCAGGTATTACTAGGTCGTCCATACCATTATCTTGATTCTTACGCATATCATCAGTGCTTCTAATTTTTAGTATGCTACCCCAATGCTCGTGTACAAAATCATTCAGTACATCTGCGGTAGAAGATATTAAGCCTTTAGACGTTCCTTGGTTCTCTTCAAGCAATCCTAGGGTATATTTCATCAATTTAGGCGTGTCGTACGGCAATAAGTCTAGCTTTTTGGCTATCAAGTACCCTGTAAACGTAGCAGCAGCGCCTACTGACCAGTATCTATCCTGCGCTGTAAGCCGTGCCGCAGCATCTATCTTGCGTTGTACGTTTTCTAGTAGGTCAATAACTGTATCTAGGTTTTTAATTACGTACTGCATAAATACTATACCTGCGTGTCCATATACAGTAGTGGTAGCGGTTTGGTGTGCATCAGTTAAGTGCTTAGTAGTAGCCTCATCAAATAACTTTACTGCCCTAGTTTCTAGCATACGAGCCGCTTCGGCCTTTGGGGCATTCTTGAAAGTGCTGATGCGTTCAATAACACTTGTGTTGCCTGTAGATACAGATAACAAACTCCACGGTTCACCACGTGTTCTTTCTGTGTTCGTGTTACCCGACATCCTGTTACGTTGCCTACCACTAGATAATTGATAAACTAAGTCAGACAACTGTTCGCCTTTGCCATTGGTTAACTCATCAATATATAAAGGCAAGTTCTTATAAACTTCACCACGCAACATAACTGAGTTCTGTGTATCTTTTGCTTCAACTACCAATGTTTTAGGGTTGCCCCACACAGATGCCGCGGCATACAACGCAGTAGTTTTTCCTAGCCCAGTGTCCTTACTGTGTATATGGAAGCCCGAACAAGCAATGGGCATAAGTGCCATAAGTGGAGAGCCAAACGCGGTAGCTATTACATATTGGTGCATCTCAAACCCATCTCGATCATAGAAAGCCGCCATTTGTTTCCATTGCTCCAACGAGCCTTTAGGCTTAAACGCACTCATAAGTCCTGCGGTAGCCCTAGAGGGCGGGTTGCTCTTAATACCATCCCTTGATATTTCTTGGTTGCCTACAACAAACGCATCGTGGCTATCGTCAGTCCAACCGAACTGTACGCGAGCGTTATCAGCTTTTGTGGTAGCCTGTAACTCGTTAATCCAAGTAGTCATATAAGTCATAAGTTTATCCATCTTTGTTACTGCCACGCCTTGCATGGACATTTGCTTTCTAAATTCTTCTCGTGAGGTTATCGCTGTGAGAGGTACAGTAAATTCACGCACGCCATCCTGTGGTAGGTGTAAACGTATTACTACAACTTCACCAAGATCTATATCTACAATGCGGTTCACGATGTAAATGTCGTTGTGGTAGATAAGTTCTTCGTCTGGCTCACCTTCATCATTGGATGTGCGTATATAAACACCACCATTATTAGCCCCCCTAAAATATGGCTTGGGGTATGTAGGAATTACATAGGTGGTAGTAGGTGTATTTGGTAGGTCAAGGGCAGGTACTTCTACTATGTTGTCTTCTTCGGTAGCCTCACGCACACTGCCTCCCAAACTAATAGGCGATTTTATCTTCCCCCAGTGTGGACACTTAGTACATACGTCTTGCTTAAACTCGTCGAAGTGAGAACACAAGTATGGCCCTTTAATCTTATCGAACTTATCCTGTGTTTCATCAGGAGAATACTCAGGGTGATTCTTAGACATAACGTGTGCCGCTTTCTGCCCATCAGAACAGAACTTAGCTATAGATAAACCTGCTCTCCATATAGGCTCACTACACTCGCCTTGCTTTGTTACTATGTCAACTAACTGCGCACAGCTAGATTCTCTAGTAATAATATCTTTGAACTTATGTTGCTTGTTACCCATCAATGCTTCCATAAAAGCAGTGGCAGGTTGTGACTCTATCTTCTGTGGTACAGGAACTTTATCCGCACCAATAAGTTTAGAGAACTCCTCAAGAGTAACATCGTCAGGCACATGCCCACTGTAGAACTCAACAGGTGATGGTGGCTCAGTCTTGTGGTTGTGTGTGGTAGGTATACGCAGTACCCTAGCCGCATCGGCAGTTACTGACGCATCAATAGTAAAGCCATGATTCTTACACAGCTGTTTCAAATGATCTGCTACAGGCTTCCATTCATCCCTGCTAACAGCTTCAGATAAAGGCCAGTAACAATGTACCCCTCTACCAGAATCAACTAGTAGTGGGCGAGGTAACTCAACCTTCTTACAAAATCTTTGTAGGGCTTGAAGACCTTCTTTCTTAGTTGGATAATCTCTGCCTTCCCCGCAGTCGATGTCCATAAAGAAAGATTTTAACTGTTTTACGTTGTCAGCTATGCGCGTACCACTTTTTTCAAACGTAGCCAATGCAAAGTATGGGCTGTACCCACGAGCATCTAGCTTACGTGCTTCTTGTAGTAACGAATCATACGTTGTATGAAACGTTTGTGGTCTATCCTTCTGGCCTAGCTTGACCGCAAATAAACAGTAGTATCCTTCATTCCCCGTTACTTTATCGAGAAATACTTCTGCTTCCATAATACATTCCTAATTCCGAGGGTGGAGATAGCAGGGGCGCATGACGCGCCCTTTTCGGTTATACCTAGCTAAGTTTTTTGGACTAGTCGTCCCAGTCGTCTATGACAGACGCAAGATCAGCATCAGACTTTTTTGGTTTTGGAGTTGTCTTCTTGCTAACTTTCTTTGGTTCAGGGGCTTTTTCTTCCCCGAACTCTGCTTCAATTACGTTGGTTGCAGATGGGGCTTGTACAACTTCGAAAGGATTATCTTCTGAAGAAAACTCAAACCCACCCTCAACAGCGGAGAACGGTGATGCCGCTTCCATTGGTACGTATTTAATAACTTGTACCGCTTTCAAACGTAATGAGATACCTGCTTCTCGCATATTATATGGTACGAATACCACCGCGATATTGACTGTACTACCTGTAGTAAGCATGAAATCTTCAGGTAGTTTAACCCCTTTTGAATCATATTGTACAGGTTTTAATGTAGCCTCTTTACCATAAGCACCTTTTAGGGTGGCTTTGTAAGAGTACATACCATCATCATCTTTAGCGAAAGGCATCTCTACTTTATCGGGCCAACCTTTCTCTTTGCGGGCTTCATACGCTTCACACATACCCAAGTACAAAGCCTTAGCTTGGTCTTTAGACATACGGAATTTAATCTCGTACTTAGCGCCATCGTCAAACGCGTCACAGGGTACTGTGCGATTCTCTGCGCTATCAAATTTATAAGTTTTGTTTATACGAGGCCATTGCGCCTCAACGTTTTGTATCATAAAAGTGCTATTTTGATTAGCCATAACTATTTACCTTAAATAAAATTAATTCGCGTTTATATCAAACCCACCCTCAACAGCGGAGAACGGTGATGGTGCTTCACCTGATACAGAAACGACAGATGTTATTGCCTTCTTTGTATCTTCGTGCGTTACCATCTCGCTAACTTTGATACCAGTATCGATATCTACAGGGCGCATAGGTTTAAAATAAAGTTTGGGTACTACACTATCTTTATCGAAATATATATTCGTAACGACAGCAATAACGGACATATCATGTGTAGATAAGTGTCTGGCGTATGCTTGCATACTCATATTACCATTCACCACCTTACCAAAAATAGTAAGGGCATTTATCTGCAACTGATATACTTCTTCTAAGTCTCCTTCAAATACAACAGCCAGTCGTTGTTGAAACCGACAAGCCCTACCACCATTCTCACCAGAACCACGTACGTTTTGTGTGCAATCCATACACCTACGTGCTTGCACGTTTTCCTGTGGTACCTTGGGAGAGGGTCGTTGTGTATCATCAGACCAACATACAGGTGCAGTAGACTTGTTAGGGTCGAACTGAGCACCAAAGTATGACCTAGATACAGGCGCGGCATTTATAATGATTACGTTTATATTGTCTGACGATAATACTTCTTGTTGATTATCCCCAACCAAACTAAACTCACCACCACGTATGCTTAACCTTCTCACTAGAAGTCCTCGTCTAGCGCGTCAGGGTCAAAAACAAAATCACCGCTTTCTTCCTTAACTACTTCCTTGACTTCTTCTTTACTTACTTCTTGGTTCTTCGGGCCTAAAAAATGACCTTCCAAACCATCTACATCATAACGATACGTGTTTCCAATCTTTACATACAACTCATCAGGTACTAAACCTCTACGCACCCAACCACGTACGGTATGCACAGACATGCCAAAGCGATCTGCTACAGCATCTACAGGTACAAACTTACTAGACATTACTTTCTCCTCACTGAGACAATATACTCAGAATCTACATTTAACCCTTTCGGTACCTTGTCAGGGTTTTCTTCTAGGTACTGCTTTATATTATTCTGGTTAACACGTTTATCTAACAACTCTGGCACTTCGTTCTCCAATATAAACTCATGCATTGAAGACCAATCACTAGTCCAATAACGTGTTCTAGCCGACCTATAAAACATACCCGCTGACGTTTTAACACTATCAACTCCTTGCTCTTCACAGTATTTCAACAAGGCTTTCTTAACCTTATTTAACTGATCGGATAGCGCAGAGTCTTCTTCTTTGAATTTAGCTGTTAACTCAGAACGCCTATCTTTAATCTTTATGTAGACGCTCGTCAGTTTTTCAGCAGTAGGTGTCTCACTCATACTACGCTCCTTAGTTAAGGGATATTGACAATAGCGTACAACTCTTAGCTAGTCAAGCACTTCTTTATATAGATCGATCATCTTTGTGTGAACGTCTATTCTATTGCCCAATAGTGAGTAAACGCGTCTTTCTGCAAACGATCCTTGCAAGTGCACCACTGTACATTTTTGGTCTTGCCCTGACCTGTGCACCCTAGCATTCGCTTGCGCATACGTTTCTAACGAACTAGTCGGTGCCCACCACACTACTGTGTTAGCCGCTGTAAGTGTTACACCATGTGCCGCTGACTGTGGCTGAATAACTAAAACTTTAGGGTCATCTTGCTCTTGAAACCGCTTAAATATATCTGTTCTTCTAGCCGCACTAACGTCACCACGTATTACCTCAACGGTTATACCATCATCGCGTAACTTATTAGTTAGCATGTCGATAGTGTGTTTGAAGGGTACGAATACTAATACTTTTTTACTCGACTCACTAATTACTTCTTTTAATACCTTATACCGTTTTGTTATATCAAACTGCACTGCATCACCTGTATCGGTATATACCGCACCAGAAGATATTTGTAGTAGCTTGTTCATGTTAACTGCCGCATTCGCAGCTGTAATTTGTTCGCCCGCCGCTTGCGTAACCATCTTACTCTTTAATTCTTTGTAGTATTTCTTTTGTTGCGCAGTCATATCTACTTCACGGTGTACGTACACCATAGGGGGTAAGTCTAAACACTCGTCTTTCGTAAATCTTATAGCGGGCTGTAAGGCTCTATGAACTGAATCAGTAGCCGTATCTTTAGGTATCCATTTAAAATTAGTGACCTTCTGCATCACTAAGTCCCTAAAAGACCCAAAGAACTTAGGTATACCATTAGGGTTAACAAGTTTTGCTATGCCATACGCATCGGTAGGGCTTTGTGCCGCAGGTGTACCTGTCATCATCCACAACCACGTATCTTTACTAACTAACTTAGCTAACGTCTTCCACCGTTTTGTCTGCACATTCTTATAGTGTGTAGCTTCATCAACGATTATTAAGTCAAAACCACCCTCAGCCACAGCGTCTTGTACAATCTCCACCCCATCGTAATTTATTATCACGAAATCAGCGTCACCTGCTATTATCTCTCTACGCTTCTTGGCTGAACCATACGCCACATCTACCTTGCGGTGCATAGCAAAACTAAACAAGTCATTGCGCCATGCGGACTCCATGATAGATAGCGGACATATAACTAACGCTCTATTTACCTTACCTTGGTTTAGTAGGTAATCTGCCGCCCATATAGCACTGGCTGTCTTGCCTGTCCCCTGTTCATTAAAACAAAAAGACTTTTTATTTAGTGTCATAAAACTTGCGGTAGCTTTCTGATGGTCGTATGGGTCATACCTACCTGTCCACTCATACCTACCTTCTATTGGTGAGGGTGCATTGATACCTATGTTACGTAGTACCTGTACCTCATCTACTCCCCAGTTAACTAATACTTCATGTTCTGATAACGTCTTACTCTTAGGTATAACACTCGTCACTTTACCCGGATTACGCAAGTTAAGTAGCAGTGCTTTGTTATCTACAATCTTCAATTTTTATTCTCCATAGGTTAACCTCGTAAAGCGGTCTTCGCTTACGATTAATGTAGCCCCGCTTCGTTCGTAGATGGGGCTAGGTCTAGTATGAACAGGATAAGAATCAACAGTGCCTGACAAACTAACTTGATTTTATGAAGTGTCCTTCTAGGGAGGAAATAGTCCCTTACTCCATTTTGTTTAAAGACGCATCAAGCTAAGCGTCCGAGAGTGAATTCTTACTCCGCGTTTGTAACTTTGCGGATTCCTGATGCCACACCTGTAGTTACATAAGAAACAGTATCAGTTACATCTTTACCTACCGCAGAAGTTACATTTGCTACACCGTTACCACTAGCTTTAAGGGTGTCGTTTATAACTCCCTGTGCTCCATCAACAGTAGCGTTAAAAGTAGAGCACCCTGCCAAGGCAAAAAGTGTTACAGCTATTAAATACTTCATTACATTCTCCAAGTTACTTTTTAGGTTTAGGTTTGTGCCCATTTCTTGCACGATTCTTACTGGGGCTTTCTAGCTTATACCCGTCCTTGTTACTGCCACCATCTTTCAACATCTTGTTATGGCTGATGTCTTTCCCTTTACGCGCGGCTTTACCATTCTTCTTATCGAACGCTCGTCTAGCACGTTGGCGTTCCATTCTTCGCTCGAACGTGTCACTGCCAACGGGGG